AAATATGAATATGTCAAGCCAAGGAACTTTTGCAGTGTGTAATAATAGAAACATTAATAATAATGAAGTTAATGTTTGCTCTACGGAGAACAATTATTCATTACCAACTTTCTCTGTTCAGACAGAGGTTTTCAATCCCAAAATTGTGGGAAAAGCCAAGTTTAATAAAAATAAGAAAGCTAGGCGAACACAAACTAGGAAGGATTTGCGGAAAGGTGGAAATCCCCATAATGTTCCTAAGAGGGAAAGTAATCAGAAGAAACAAAATATACCTTCTCGTTACACTCACCAATCAGATGTTGAATTTGTTCACCAATCACTTTTGGAACATGTTTACCCAGCAAGCATATTGGAATTTGCTAAGCTTAAATTAGCAAGTTTAGGTACTAATGTCCAAACTGCGCAGGTCGTGCAGACCCTAGAGACTTTAGCCCTATTGTCAGTAACATTACCTACTATGAAGGATCCAACAACAATAGCTGCGCAATTAGCCCTTGGGTTACGTACCATGATGAAGGGGAGTATTACCGAAATGATTCTCTCCCAAAAAGATACCATTGGTCAAATTAAGGAAATGTTTGGCTATAACATTTTTTCATTCCAATCAAGTGATTTAAATGAGGAAAGTACTTCATGGTTAGAACAATTACCTAATTTGAAAGACAATTGGGAACAGATTAGACATGCTCCGGTCTTCGGAAAAATATCCACAATGATTTCTATAGCCGCTTCTATTGGACTTTGTTCAGTTACTAATTTGAGCTGGTCCTTTAAGGGAGTAGAATTATTTAAAACAAATGCTATGTCTAAGCACCATACAGCTATGGATTTAGTAAGTGCTGTTTTAGACACAGTTATCTGCTTTCTCGAAGGCGGTTACCAGTGTTTTAAGGAAGGATCATTTAAACCTTTCTTTTTCTCAGATGACGAAAGTCTTGAATTTGATCAATTATACTTTCCACTTGTTGAGGCTCACGAACATGCTATGCTTTTCAACCTTCATGATAAACCTGTTACTATTAAAGGTATAACAAGATATTTGAATGATCTTGAATATGGCCAATACCTGGACGAAGCCATAGATATGGCCACTAAGCTATACAAATCTGCTAAAGGCACTTGGCAGCAAAATCTTTTTGAAAAGAGATTGGATATTCTTATTAAGAATAGAGCTGCTTATAATGCCAAGCGTATTGATGGATCTATGCGATTTGCCCCTTTTACCGCGTATCTCTGGGGTAAGTCGGGTAGGGGTAAATCAGCTCTTTCCCAAATATTAATGGCTGATTTACTACGTGCAGCTGGCGTGAACCCAGATCCTGCGAATACAGCTGTTTTGAAGGAAACAGATAAGTATGACTCTTCTTTAAAAGGACATACTTACGGAATATATTATGATGATTGTGGAAATACGAAACCCGAGTTTTTAGACAAATCCCCGACAGATCGTATTATTGATATAAATAATAATATGATTACTTATGCAAACAAGGCCGATTTACATGAAAAGGGTAAAGTAGAGATAAGACCACGTATCTTTCTCATTACTTCCAATTTACCCTTATCGTGCCACGCCTCAACTGGCTCTGTCAATGAATATTCTAT